TGTTGGCGTGGCTGAAGTTAGAAAAAGACGGTTTGGCCAAAAAATTCTTATTGTATAAAATTATTTCACATTCCAAATTAAAAAGTGTATGCCATTTTCCTTCATCATCGGAGATAAGAACTATATCTTATTTGCCATCTATTAAAACGTATAAATTTTTCTTTGACGAATTGAATGAATTCATAGATTCTACGGGTTTAAATAGGCGGTATAATTACAATAAAAATGAATTAAATTTTAATTTTATTCATAAGAAAAACATAACGATCGATACTAGGGAGCAAAAGCCTATAAAGCTTATGAATTGCGAGGTAATAAGCAAGAAACTTGAGTTTGGAGACTACTCGTGCGACGAAATCCTAGCTGTTGAAAGGAAGTCATTGAGTGATTTAGTTTCCACTCTGTCTTCTGGATTTGACAGATTCAATAGAGAAATTGCAAGGGCGAAGGAGGCTGGTGGCTACATAGTGGTGGTAACCGAGTGCGATATTAATAAGTTTTTATCATTTTCTTACTCTAGAACTGGAAGATACGCTAAGGCGTCTTCTGATTTTATATTCCATAGGTTTAGAGATGTATGCAAAAGTTTTCCCGAAACGGTTCAATTTTGTTTCTCCGGTGGCAGAAAAGAGTCGTCTGAAATTATTCCCAAAATACTGTCACTTGATTGCAATGTGGCAAAAACATTAGATTTTCAATACTTGATAGAGCATAAACTTATTTAATATATGTGGGAAATAGGAAATCAAGACATTATTATTCCAGATAGGCACTTCAATGAGGAGCTTTTGGAGATGCGTGGGGAAATGGATGATCCTACGGCGCGTATAACGCTTGCTAAATTTTTAAAATCAAATATAGGATTAACTACAGAGTTATTTTTAGGAATAAAGCTTGAGAAATATCAAGAAATAACTATTAAGGCGATGTTTAATAGGAATTTTAGCATGTTAACATGGGGAAGAGGTGCATCTAAAAGTTTTTGCGCTGCTGTTTTTTGTATACTTCAGTGCATTTTTGAACCTGGTACTAAAATATTGATAGCGTCAGCTAACTTTAGAACTTCTAGAAGGTTGTTTATGGAAGTTGATAAAATGATCAATGCCAAAGATGCCGGATTGGCAAGGCAATGCTTTAAGGATCCAGTTAAGAGAAATGATGAGTATGTTTACCCGGTTGAATTACCACATGGCGGCTCTATAACTGCTATTCCGCTTGGCGGTGAAAATACTAGAGGTTACCGCGCATCTGTTTTAATTATTGACGAATTTTTATTGATGCCAAAAGATATTGTTGAACGTGTTCTGATGCCGTTTATGAGTTCTCCTCTTGATGTTGCGGAAAGAATTAGAGTTAGAGAAATAGAAGATCAAATGATCAAAGCTGGCAGACTAAGTGAAAAAGATAGAACAGTATTTAAGAATGCCAACAAGATGATAACTCTGAGTTCTGCTAGTTATACATTTGAATATCTTTTTGAGCTTTATTCTATCTGGTCTGATATCATTAGGGATCCTGGTTTATTGAGCGATAGCGAAAGAATAGGAGAGGACAGAATGGAAGCCATGAAGAACTCTACTTATTTTGTTTCTCAAATGAGTTATGAGTCGCTACCTGAACATATGATTGATCAGGGCGTTATACAATTAGCAAAAAGTGGCGGCATAAGTCATTCTGCGTTTCTTAGGGAATATTGTGCTAGATTTGTAGATGGGGGAGATGGTTATTTTTCGCCCAAAAAGATGACTCTATGTACTGTTCCGAATGGGCAATATCCGACCACTAAAATAGTTGGAGATAAGGATAAAAAATATGTATTAGCCATAGATCCAAGTTTTAGTGCATCTAAAAGTTCAGATTATTTTGCAATGGCGCTTTTAGAATTAAATCAAGAAGATGGTACTTCTATTTATGTTCATGGGTACCAGAAGGCTGGAACAAGCATTCAAGATCATATAAAGTACTTTTATTACTTACTAACTCATTTTAATATACAGCTTATAATAATTGATAACGCTGGTGGCGATCAGTTCATAGAAGCCGCAAATGGATCAGCTATTTTTAAAGCAAAAGGAATGAAGGTCGGCTTTTTTGATTTTAATTCTGATAAAGAGGGTGACGAATACAATGAAATGCTTAAAGATGCTAAAACTCAATATAATCTAGACACTAGGACTATATGCATTAAGCAATACTTCACTTCTTCATTTATAGGCAGGGCTAATGGCTACCTTCAAAGCTGTATAGATCATAAAAGAATATGGTTTGCCAGTGCCTCATGCGCGCACCCTGACATAGTAAATCAAATGTTTAGTTTGAATATTCCTATTGACTATATTTATCCAAAGGGGATAGATGATGCTCCAGATGATGCGTCTGAAAGAGCCAAGTTGGGTATTAGAGATTTTATGGAGCAGCAGGATTTTATAATAAAAGATACAAAGGATCAGTGCGCGCTTATTCAGGTTTCTTCAACGGCTCGCGGAACGCAGAGTTTCGATTTGCCGTCTCACTTGAGAAGGTTAACAACGGCAAATAAACCAAGAAAAGATAACTATTCCGCTTTAATGCTTGGTAACTGGGCTGTTAAGGTATATTTTGATCTCCACTCTGACAAGGCAGAAAAGCCTAAATATAATTTTACACCCTTTTTTCTATAAAACGTGTAGAATTATACAATAATATAATTGTTAATTGAGTATTTTAATTAATAAAATAAAGGAAAATTGATGTCTAAACAAAAGCTGGAAAATATTTTATCTACTGATTCTACGGTTTCTAATTCGCAAAATAAGCGTGAAAAAATAGAGCTTCCTGAGGCTGTTATGGCTTCACTGGATGATAATTTAAGCGTATCCTTGGCTTCCACTTGTGAGAGATCGGGAGATACGTCAATGAGGAGAAATTCCTCTGGTTCAATAACTAGAACGGACAGATTTGCCAATCTGGAGCGTGGCGTAGTTCCTTTTATTTATGGTAGCGGCAAGGGCAATTATGACTCCAATATATCCGCAAAAGATACCATTGTTCTTTGTCAAAAGGCTTACTGGAATGTTCCTATATTTAGAAATACCATTGACTTAATGACGGAGTTTAGCCTTTCTGATATTTATCTTACTGGTGGAAATGAGCAGAGCAGAAAGTTTTTCGACTTGTGGTTGCAAAAAATAAATTGTTGGGATTTGCAGGATCAATTTTATAGAGAATTTTATAGAAGTGGTAATATTTTTATATATAAATTTAGAGCCGAGTTTGGCAGGGACAGCATGATGAAAATTCAAGATGCTTTTGGATCGGTTGGTTCTAAGCTTTCTGATTCGGCAGCTACTGTTCCAGTAAAATACATAGTCCTTAACCCCGCTGATATCAATATAATAACATCATCATCATTCCTGGATAATGTATATGTAAAGATGCTAAACGACTACGAGTTGCAAAGTTTGATAAATCCCAAGACGGAATCTGACAGACAGATAGCGGAAAAAATTCCTGAAATTAAAAATATTATAGATAGAAATAAAAGCAAAGTATCTAAGGGTATTCCATCTGGTTTAAATAATGTCGGATTGGAACTCGATAAGGATAGATTGGTTGCTGTTTTTTACAAGAAACAAAATTATGAACCGCTTTCTGTGCCCATGGGATTTGCTGTGCTTGAGGATATAAATTCTAAACTGGAGTTGAAAAAAATAGATCAAGCTATTGCTAGATCTGTTCAGCAGGCTGTTTTGATGATTACAATGGGCGATGAAAAAGTTGGCATGCCGAGTGCTCAGAATCTCATATCAATGAGAAAGCTTTTTGAAAATCAGAGCGTTGGTAAGGTTCTCGTCGCTGATTATACAACTAATGCAAAATTTGTCATTCCAGATATAGGAAATTTGCTTGACCCTAAAAAATACGAAATATTGGATAATGATATTCGAATGGGGTTGAATAGTATTCTTTTTGGAGAAGAAAAGTTTTCAAATACGTCAATAAAGGTCAAAGTATTCTTTGCTCGTTTAAAGTATGGTCGCGAAAAGTTTTTGCGAGATTTTTTAATACCAGAAATGAAAGAGGTTGGGAAAGCGCTTGGATTTAAGCAGGTTCCGACTCCGAAACTTGAAGATATAGACTTCGAGGATAACGTTTTAATGAGCAGGGTTTATTCTAGACTAATAGAGCTTGGCGTCCTCACTCCAGAAGAGGGATTTGACGTTTTTCAGAGTGGTAGGCTTCCAACTTCGGAAGAAAGTGTTGAGTCTCAAAAGAAATATAAAGATTTAAAGGAAAAAGGTTACTATCGGCCATTGATTGGCGGAGTTAAGGATGCGTCAGGGACACAGTCTGCTGGATCATCTGGGGGTAGTAAAAATCCCGCTGGGAATTCTGGAAGACCACCTGGGACCGGCGGCACGAAGCAGTCTGTGCCAAGAAAGCAGGTTTCCGGCTCATGTAATTTAGAAAATGTTAATCAATTCAGTTGCGATAAAATAAAAGTTACCATTTCCTCTCTTACTTCGTTAGAGAAAAAAATAGAGTCTATTCTTAAAGCCAAATTTAAAATTAAAAAATTAAATAAAGAGCAGCTTGAGGTAGCTTCAGATATGGCAATTTTAATTGCTCAAAATGAAGAATTAATCGAGTGGAATAATATTTGTGAATCTTATATTGACGATCCATCTAAATCTAATCCAGAAATTTATAATAAAATAGACGAACTTGCTATGAATCATAGTCTTGATAATAGATCGGCATGCATACTTTATCATAGTAGAAAATAATTATGGCGATAAATAAAATAAAATTAAAACAGATAGATGCTGATTTCTCTGGACTTGTTGGGCAATATGGATCTGGTTATTTTGCAACAACTGGATCATTCAATTCACTTTCTGGATCTACTGTTCCATATTCTTATATATCAACTGGTGGGTTCCTTTATAATACTGGAGCGCAATCGGTATCTGGAGTCAAAAATTTTTTCTCTAGACCTACTTTTAGCGGAAAATCATTGGCGAAATTAGAAGAAGTCGTAACTATAAATGATGCGCAAACAGTTATCGGTGCAAAATCATTTGATGGAGAGGTAACCTTTAACGACGCTGCTGTGAATTTCTATATTAATGATATTGATTTTACTGAAGCTACTTTTACGCTTGATTCAAATTCAGCAACCAGTTTGGTAGGTCAACTTGGTGCATTATTGGTAAATACTACATCTGCTCAAACTGTAGGAGGCGTGAAAAATTTTACTTCCACTCCAAAAGTAAATGGTAGCGGCGTTTTAGTTAGTGGATCGCCAGCTCCAGTTTACGTTGTTCCCGCTAATACCAGTATTCGTAGGTTTCCAATTTTTGTAGAGGATTCAGGAAGTGGATTTAAGTATGCTCAAATAAATACTGGGCTAGAGTATAATTCTATTGCTCAGGCGTTCAGATGCAAAACATTTTCTGGTGATCTTGTTGGAACAGCGTCCAATGCCACAGACGCTGTCAATGCAACCAATGCGGTTAATTCTACTAATTCTACTTTGCTTTATATTGGTTCAGATAGTACTAATGCTAGTAGAAATTTGATATTTACTACAGGCAATACCGCTGGAAATAGAAATTCTTTTACAACAGCTGGCGTTACAATCAATCCATCGACTAATTTGATTGGCGCTTCTACGTTTAGCGGTGGATTTTTGGGTAATTCTTTAACTGCGGCAACCAGTGCTGGATTGTCAATAAGTACAACGGCGGTAACGGATTTTATTAATTTTCAATTTCCAACTAATACCACTGCTTATAGAATGAGCAATACTTTTTTTGCTCCATTAACTAGTGGAACTAGAGCACTTGGTCAGGCCAGCACTACATGGAGCACGGTTTATGCGACTACAGCAACTATTCAGACATCTGATAGAAATTTAAAAACTGAAATATCTGAAATTCCAGATAGCTGGCTTGATGC